GAACAGCTTTGAGTTTACGTTCCTTATGGAAGATTACGGACCCTTCCAGGATCAAGGCGTAAAGGGCAAGACCTCCAGCAGTAAGGCGCCTAAATCGCCCTTTAAATTTGGAACCGGTACAGGTAAAAAAGGAGGGCTAACCAAGGCGATGCAATCATGGGTAAAGCGCAAGGGTATACGCTTTAGGAACCGAAAGAGTGGGCAATTTATGAGCTACGAAAGTACGGCCTTTGTAATTGCACGCAGCATTTACCTAACAGGTATAGAGCCTACAAGATTTTATAGCCGCCCGTTTGAGCTTGGATTTAAAAGGTTACCAAATAAAGTGGTGGAGGCTTACGGTTTGGAAATAGAGAAATTTTTAAAGCAGTCGACAAAATGATTTTTACACGTTCACCATACTATTTAGATTTTGATATAGCCCCCGAGGTTTCTGCGTTTACTATTGCCCTTTATATCTGGAGCGGTGACAAGAATTTCCCACCGCAAGAGGTTACATATTCTATTACAAGAGAAAACCCAGAACAGACAGCCGCGAACATTAGGCAGGATATAGCGGCGTTTATTAATGACTTTATAGAGCTTAATCCAATAGAGCCAAGTAGCCAGATAAACGTTAACCGCGCGGCCGTTTGGATTGAGTGGCGCGTATTCAATGATAACGATGGCCAGGCTTTTTATACCGGCCAGGATATAGCGTTACGAGGTTATTACAACGGCGGGGAAGCGGAAAATACCACCAACAATAAAAAGATATTAATTGATACCCCCGAAAATGAGGGCAACCGATTTTTTTACGTACCGGTCGCGGTGCCTGTAGATGCTACAGTAACATCTTACCCTGCGCAAACCATAAATGATAACATTAGTTTTGCCGCCTCTAATTTTTCTAGTGAACAGTTCAGGTATATTAAAATTGACGTAGGGCGCGCCGGCGCTGAAAATTATATTGAAGTGACCGCCGGTGCTGAAAGTGTTTTTATATACCCAAAAAGTGAACCGTTAAGCAATCCCGTGGACGTTCATTTCATTAACAAAAACGGACTGCAACAAATCCTGCCATTCTTTAAAAAGCGCACCGATAGCCTAAAAGTAGAGCGCGAGAACTACCAGAATGCGCAAGGACGCGGCGCGCACCAGTTTAAAGAAATAGGCGTTAACGGTCGCGCAGGTTTTAAAATATCTAGCGGATTTGTAGACGAAAGTACAAACGAGGCTTTTAGCCAATTGCTGCTTAGTGAACGCGTATGGATTTACGAGGGCAACAAACTTGTACCGGTAAATCTTGACACAAATAATATCGAATTTCAGACGCGCGGCAACGACAAGTTAATTAACTACGATATAGATTTTAAGTATTCATTTAATCAAATAGCGACATTTTGAGAACTGAAATATATATCGATAATCAAATAGTGGATTTATTTGAGGACGAAAATATTGAGATCACCTCCTCCATTGCAGATGTTGAGGACATTACCAAAAACACTACCGAATTTTCAAAAGCATTTACCGTTCCTGCCAGCGATAATAACAACCGTTTATTTAGGCACTACTACAACGCCGACGTTGATAATACTTTCGATGCGCGCGTAAAGGTGACAGGTCGTATAGACTTGCGCGGCGCAATTTTTAAAGTGGGTAACTTCACGTTAAGAAGTGTAAGGGTTCGCAATGGCAAGCCGCGCAGCTATAAAATTAATTTTGTTGGGAATCTTATTAATTTACGAGACAAGCTAGGAAATGATAAGATCGCAGATTTACCCCTATCACAATTTGACCACGATTATAACAGCGCAAACGTATTGCAGGGTATGAACCCCGTAACGGGAAATCTATTTAATAGAGCGGTTGTTTATAGCTTATTGTCCACGCGGCAATTCTATTATAATAGCGACGTGGCAGACAAGGGTAATTTTGAAAAGCTAACTAATATAGCATGGAACGGCGCCGAAGGTGACAACGGGATCAATTATAAAGACCTCACGCCATCACTTGGGATCTTAAACATTATAGCGGCCATTGAGCAAAAATATAACCTNANCTTTAGCAGGGATTTTTTCGGAAGGCAGGTTTTTAAAAAGCTGTATATACTTATGAGCGGCGCCGAAAAAATAGGAGGTGATAGCCAATATATTGATTTTGACGGCGGCGATAACGCAAACGTCAACTTCCAGAATGATACAGGAACGTTTTACGCTGCCAACACTTCAGCGAGCAACGATAAAGTAACCTGGGATATTGGGCTTAAAATAACGCCGCAACCGGGTTTTGAAAACACTCCCTACACTATGATTATAGAGGTCGATGAGCAAGACCGGATAAAGCAGAAAATTACCGGGAACGGCTCTATTATAACGCGATTAGAGAACGCGGGAGAAAAGACTTACTTACTTAAGTGTAAAGTTATTAGCGATACACAGTTTGAATACACAGCCACTTTTAGACAAGAGCGTTACAGCACCCGAAACGATGAGCCGTCTTTTCAGTTCTTTACCACCACAGCCAGCCTTAGCGCAATATCTTCACTATTGAAAATATCTGAAAATCTGCCGGATATGCAGATAATAGATTTTTTAAAGGGATTGTTTAAGGCGTTTAAATTGGTGGTAATCCCTACTGGCGCTAATAGCTTATACATTAATAATATAAACGATTATTACGCGCAAGGTGAAACTTTAGATATTTCGGATTACATAGATTTTTCTAGCTACGATGTTAGCCGTGGTAATCTTTTGAAGAAAATAGAATTTAAGTTTTCAGAAAATGACACCATATTAAATGCGCAGTTCAAAAAAAATACAGGCATTGCGTATGGTGACGAGATCGCAAAGTTAACGGATAACAACGGCAAGCCTTTGGATGGAGACAGCAAAACAATAGAATTGCCTTTTGAAAACATGCTNTTCGAACGCCTTAGGGACCTAAGCGACAAGAGCCAAACCAGCATCGGCTACGGCGCTATGATAAACGATACATTGGAGCCGGAAAAGCCAGAAATAATGCTACATTATACTTTAGGTATTAGCATTGTTAACAATGCTTTAAAATTTATAGGTGACCAAGGGGAAAAAGTAAATGTACCTGGAACGGTAACTGCCCCCAGCGCAAAAACAGGTAACACGCGCCTTGCGGATGCGTTCCTCTTTGGTAGCGAATTTGATTATTATACAGGTGAAAAGACGGAAAACAACCTATACAGCACCTACAATCTGCCATATATAGAGAGCCTTTTCAATATTAAGCGACGCAACTTCAATTATACCGCATATCTACCACTAGTCACGCTCTTGCGATTAAAATTAAACGATGTTCTGAAAATTAAAGGGAGCTATTTTCGCATAGATAATTATGATACAAACCTATTGACCGGAAAAACATCTTTTAAATTATTTAATTCATTTGACAAAACAGTTAAAAGCGTAGAGCAGACAGCTATTGAGTTGAATGGAGACGGTTTAAACGACGTTTTCAGCGTCTACACACCCTACAGCCATGAAGTTACTTTGAACGACACAGGCGACGGCGTGGGGTTTGTGAATGTTTCGCAGGAAGGCGCTAATATTACATTTACTTTGACCGATAATACCACCGGGCAGGAGCGCAACGCCAACGCGATAATCCGGCGAACATCAAATAACAAACAAAAAATCGCATTCATTACACAATTATCCCAATGATAAATGAAATTATAGACGCCCTGCACACTAAGGAGCTAAAAAGCGCCGGAAAATATACGCGTTTTGCACGCGGCTCAAGGGAATACACCACTAGTTTACGTAAAGGTTTAAAGAAATTATGGCTATAAATAAAGAGATTAAAATAAACGTAGATGCCAAAGGCGCGAAGCGCTCAATAAAAGGCGTTAAGGACGGTTTAGATGACACCGGTAAAGCTTCCGGTAAGGTTAACGATAAACTTGATACCTTGACAGGCGGCGCTATTTCTAAGTTTCGCAAAATGACCGGAACTTTAAAAACGGTCGCGACCGGATTTAAGGGAATAGGATTTGCGATAGCTGCGTCCGGGATTGGTCTGCTTGTTATAACAATAGGAGCGGTTATAGCGGCCTTTAAATCGAGCGAGGAAGGACAAAATAAGTTTGCTAAACTCATGGGCGTAATTGGCAGCGTTACCGGTAACGTTATGGATTTGGTGACAGATTTTGGTGACGCCGTTATCTGGGCTTTTGAGGAACCCCAAAAAGCTATTGAAAAACTAGGCGATTTAATTGCGGAAAATGTTATAAATAGATTTGTCGGCCTATTGGAATTAGTACCGGCATTAGGTAGCGCAATAGATGAAGCGTTGAGCGGTAATTTCAGCGCAGGGGCTAAGATAGCAGCAGATGCATTGGGGAAGGTCGCTTTAGGAGTTGAGAACGTTACCGATAAGACTGGCGCGTACATTAGCGAAATAGAACGCGAGGCAAAGACCGCCGCCGGGATTGCCGACATGAGGGCAAAAGCCGACAAGATAGAGCGTAAGCTATTAACCGAAAAAGCGGAGGCAGAAAGACGGATCGCGGAGCTTAGGGAAATTTCCGCGCGTAAGGATTTATATAACATCGAGGAAAGAAAAGCAGCTTTAGTTGAGGCCGGTAAAATAAATACCAGCATAACCGAAAAGGAAATAGGCGCGGCAAAATTAAGGCGCGATGCTATTGTAGCTGAAAATAAACTTTCCAAATCCAACAAAGACGACCTTAAGGCAGAAGAGCAAGCAAAAGCCGACCTTATTAATTTGGAAACCCAAAGCCTAAAACTTCAAAAATCAATTAGCGCGGAACTTTCTAGCGTGAACAAGCAAGCTTTAGCGGAGGCCGACGCGCTCACAAAGGCAGCGCAGGAAAAACTGGATGCGGATCTTAAGATCGCGGAGGAAAAAGCAAGCGAAGAGGCTAAAACGGAGCGCGAGCGTTTGGAAAAGATCGAGGAGATACGCGCGGAATACCGCCGCAAATCACAGGATTTGGAAGACGAAACCGAACTGGAAAAAATAGAGCGCACCCAGGAGCGCGAACTATTGGAACTGGACCGACTGGATGCAAGCGAACAGCAAAAGGCAGATATTAAACTTTACTACAGCCGTTTAATAAGCGACGAAAATACGCGCTTAAAGCTATCAGAAGAGCAGAAGCTGCAAGCTATTGAGGACGAAAGTAGTAAGAAAAAAATGCAGCTTCAAAAATCTGTACAGGGCGCGACCGTGGATATTGCATCACAAACCATTGGATTGGTTGGTCAAATAGCGAAAGAGGGTAGCGACCTAGCTAAGGGTTTAGCCGTGGCGCAGGCAACCGTAAAAGGTTACGAAGGTGCGCAAAATGCATTTACAACAGCGGCGGCCTCACCAATTACCAGCGTGTTTCCCGCTTATCCATTTGTGCAAGCCGGATTAGCGGGAGCTTTTAGTGCTTTTCAAATCGGTAAAATATTATCCACTAAAATGGACGGCAAGGGAGCCGCACCCAGGCGTTCTAACGGCGG